TAGTAAATAAATCTAAAATTTTTGTATGTTCAATATGTATTTTCCATAATTCTTCATCACAACCCTCTTTTGTAAATGGAAATTCAAATAGTGTTTTTTCCCCATACATCGTGGTTCCATTATCACCAACAAGATTCCCGTTATATGGCAATGATTCGGGTGGAACAATTGAAGAACGGATTTCTTTTATAAAACGATTTCCATCATCATGGGGAACTGGGAAACGGACTTTACCGTATGTTAGTGGATATTTAGTGTCTGTGCGAAGGAATAAATCAATAGTTAACATACAGTTGTATAAAAGACTGTATGATAAACCTCCTAAAATCTCTGATGAGAACAGGCGATCCAAATCGGACATCTTGGAAAAAACATTCGTCCATTCTGCAACCTGCGCTTCATCTTCAATAAGCGATTTTCCGAGATTAATACGGCGTTGGATTGTATCAAGATGCGTACTTGGTTTAGTTATCCATCTTATATGTGTTCTATACCCCATTGGTGTCTTTGTATAATCAGTAATCCCAATAACACTACGATGTTTCTTCTTGATTGACGTGTCGTAATTATTATCTATAATATTTAACTGAGATAAACAATGATTTTCGAGTCTCATTGTATGTTCACGTCTATGTGTTACCATATGATACGTTGTATGAACCATAACATCGGGTATTGTGCTCATTAAATAATCAAAAGAACGAACAATAATGTCTGGAATATCAAATAAAATCGCATAGTTGCTTGAAACTAATTTGAAAACCTCTTTTCGTATCTCTGTATCAACTGGTGTTTTTCCAACATAACCACGACGAATAGGAGCATCTTCGGGTATTCCAAGAATAGAAGTATCAATGAATTCGTTTTCGTGCCATATCATAACTTCTGAAACGGGATGTTCCCTGATAAAATCAACAGCCTCTACCAAAATACCAGACGCAGATACTGGCTGTGTAGTTTCTAAAAACTGAAATCTGCGTGTCTGTGGTTGAATTACACACATACAAACGTAATCTTTAGACGACATCAATACTCCCAAAAACCACTTATGAGAAATTGAACCACCATTCACTTCTTCAGGAACAATTGTTGGAGTCCAAGTTTCCCCTAAGAAACGTTTACACACCTTTGTTATTGGGTCTTTTTTATTACTTGATTGGAAATATACAGGAACAGTATATCCTCGTCTTGTTGCTGCAGTAATAAATCGTTCCTTTGTTTCTGGAAGAAACGTGAACCCATATTTTGAATAGGTTTTAAGTTTTTTTCCATTATATTCTTTACCTATGTTGTCGTTGGGTTTTCCAACAGGATGAAGTATATCACCAAGATCACTGGCATGTCCAATTGTAGTTCCATCTTCAAATATAGCAGTGTACATTTCAAGAAAACTTCCCATTTGCATCATTACAATTGTCTGCGGACCGTGTAATTTTTCCGCCGTCTCTTGTGCCTCTAAATATGTTTTAAACCCAGGCGAGACGATTTGTTTCTTTGGCATTTATTATATATAAGTAAGTCTGTTTATATATGAACAATAGTTATATCTTCTGTTAATATATCTTCTACATCCTTTAAGTTTTCAAGAAGATTCAGTTTTGGGACACTCTCTTTAGGCTCATTATTGGTCTCATCATCGTCTTCAAGGTATCTGATTTTAAAAGAACGGCGATGCGTTCTGTTTTTATTTGAAGGAGGTGTTTTTGCTTTTGCGGTCTTATTTTTCATAAGTGTCCGTGTTGGATTTGCGAATTTACCTGGTTGAATACCGCTAGATTCTAAACTAAATCTTACTTTTTTAAATGTTTTATTTTTTGTTTTCCGCATTGCGCTTTTGATTTTTTGAGAAGATGCGACTGATGTATCTGTTTTTCCTGGTGTTCTTTTTGGAAGGATTATTTTTTTAATACCCCGTTTATTTTTAAAGGTTTTACGCGTCTTTCTTGGACTCTTAACTTGTTCTCGAATACTTCGTGGAATCCTTCCTTTCACGACAATATCTTTTTCTTTCATCTCTAAAGATACGAAATTGAAAATATCATTGAGTTTAAACCATATCCTCATACAAACAGACATATGATTATCCCGATTCGCTGTTACACTTGTGGTAAGCCGGTTGGAAATAAATGGGAGGCATATCAAGAACTGGTAAAGACTTATAAGAATCCGAAAAGGTTCCCAGATATTGTGGATCATGGGGAATTTCACATTCAAGCCGGTGGTATTTCAAAAGGTAAGAAAACACCAGAAGGAAAGGCTTTGGATATTCTTGGACTGAAGAGGTATTGTTGTAGAAGAATGCTTCTTACACACGTGAATATCATTGATCATGTATAAGAAACACAGGACAGAGTTATGGTAAAAATAATATTTGATAAATATCATACACAAATTGTAGATATATTATGATTGAACAAATCATTTTATTAAGTTTGATTGTAATTATGATCGCTGGTTCTTATATTACGTGGAGTGATATTACAGAATTATATAATAAAATCAAGTCTCAAGTTATAGAAATTATTTCATATTTTCCAAAAGACTTAATGACTACAATTCTGCTCGTAGTTGGTATTTTAGCACTTGCAGTAATTACATCGTTAAACGTATAAACAGATACTTCATCCACAGGGTAGTAGAACTACCCCAATGGATAGGCGGTTTGAAATCCTAGACAAAATGTTCAGGGGAACGAAAGATCTTGTATCCCATCATCAAGATAGTTATCAACGTTTTTTGGTATATCAAATACCAAGAATTCTAAAGGAGATAAGTCCCATTAAGATTCCTCTCGTTAGGAAGACAAAAACTGGTATTGTATCTGACGAGACAGGCGAAGGGGTTATGCGCAAAGAAGACGCTGTATTTGCCGAAGAGGACCGCATTGACGCCGATACATATGAAGGGTTTGAATCTGTGGTAAGTATATTTTTTGGGGGTAAAACTGGTGAATCCCTGAATATTTATAAACCGATACGGTATTTAGACGATGATAAGAAAGTACCACTTCTCCCAAATGAGGCCAGACTTCGTGGTCTCTCTTATATGTCTACCATAACAACCGATATCACAGTTCGCATTCTAAATCTTGTAACTGGAGAAGCAAGAGAAACCGTTATTGAAGATTTGCCTATCATAAATGTTCCAATTATGTTGCGTTCAAGTGCGTGTTGGCTGTATGATATGACCCCGGAGGCTCTTATGGAAGCGGGTGAGGACCCAGATGATCCCGGTGGATATTTTATTATGGACGGGGCAGAACGGGTTTTGATTACACAAGAACGTGTTATTCCAAATCTCCCGTATGTGAACTCTGTTCCAGAAGTTATGATGGCGTGTTCTGAACCGGATAGTTCTAAAGTAAAAATACTAAGATTGTCATTTGGAAAAAGGGGTATTGTCGCGTCCGTACCTGGAACAAAAGGACTCGTGCCAGTGGGAGTATTATTCAGGGCACTTGGAGTGATAAGTGATCAAGAGATTGTAAGATGTATTTTCAATACAGACACCCCAGATGAAGAAGAGGTTGGAATAATCCGTGAAACACTTGCTTCCTCGCATGGAATATATGATATGCATACGGCGTATCGTCTCCTAACTCACGTAAGTAGGGCAGTAAGTCTTGCTTCTGCTCATGGTATTATTCACAAATTCCTATTCTCACAGCAAACAGGCGGTCTCCCTGAAAAGGCGGCTCTCCTTGGATATCTTGTAAAAATGTTAGTTCATAGAAAGTTAGGAAGAATCCAAGATACAGACCGCGATAGTATGCAGAATAAGAGTCTTGCTATTTCCGGAACCCTTATGGGTGAAATCTTTTCAAATATTATTGCGACTCGCGAAGAAGAAATCCGTAAAAAGATTTCATCCACATTTAACTATAACTACGCTCAATATGAAGACGATAGAATATTTGATTTAGCATCAGTAATTGTAAGACTCAAAGATACAATATTCAATGAACAAGAAAACACCTCTTTATTGAGAAGGTCTATGAAAGGTCAATGGGGAGCCGACCCAGCAAGGGGAATACCTACGAAAATAGAGGGTGTATCACAAGCTTTGGATAGATTAACATATCTTAGTTCTTTATCTCATCTTAGGAGAGTTGTTTTGGAAAGAGTTCCTCAAGGAAAGGCGCTTCTTGCTAGACGATTACATATGAGTTCATATGGTTATATATGTCCCTCGGAGACACCGTCAGGAGGACCAAAGATTGGCGTGGTTAAGAATCTTGCTATTTTAGCAAGTGTTAGTTCTGGGGTATCTGCGTCTCAAATCAGGGATTTGTTATACAAACTCGGTGTTCGTAAATGTAAAAATGTAGATTATTTGAATCGAAAGGGAATGTATCGCGTTTGTTTAAACGGCGTCCTTCTTGGATTTACGAATACGCCAGATTCTCTCCATTCTGAACTTTTGTCAATGAGACGGCGTGGCCTCATTCATCACACGATTTCATTATCTGTGAATCGCATAAATGAGTCACTCTGGATATCTTGTGGTCCAGGAAGGCTTTTACGCCCTTTAATTCGGGTTAAAGACGGAAAACCAATGATTGAGGAAACCTTAAAACGCTTAGTAGAAAGTGAAAGGCTTGATAAAAATGTATATTCGGGTATTCCATTTGAGGGTAATTCATCTGTCCGCGAAGGAACTGGGGATATTGAAGAGGAAACACCTATTGAACTTCTAGACCCATGGGAGATTGAAAATCTATATATCGCGAACTATGAAGAAGAAATTACGGATAATCATACACATATTGAGGTTCATCCATCAACTATATTTGGTATTATGGGATGTCTTATTCCATTTGCACCTCATAACCAAGGTCCGCGTAATATTTATTCTTGTGCGCAATCCAAACAAGGAACATCTGTGTATTCAAAGGCGTTTATGTCCCGCTATGACCACAGTGCAATGGTTCTAATGAGTCCCCAGAAACCCATTGTAAGCACGTGGTATGGACGAAAAATATCAAGTGGAATGCTTTCATATGGAACAAATCTTATTGTTGCGATTGCCTGTTTTACGGGGTATAATCAAGAAGATGGAGTTCTTGTAAATAGAACAAGTGTAGAACGAGGGTTATTCCGTGTTCTTAAATTTACAGAAGAGTCGTCAGAGGAAGAAAATAGTAAAGATACAAAAACTAAAATTCGGTTTTCAGATCCAAGAGTATATCCTGGGATAAAACTCAAAGAAAAAGCCGATTATTCTTATTTAGACGAAGATGGGTTCCTTCCGGAAGGAACAGTAATCGGTCCTAATATGGTATTATTTGGAAGAGTTGCAGAACAAGAGGGTGAGACACCCAAAGATGTATCAATATTGGCTGGAAAGTTTTCAGGGGGCGTAGTTGATTCGAAAGTTATTATTCGCAATACCGATGGTCTTCGTCGCGTTCGTTATAAGATTGCAAAACTTCGTTCACCAGAACTCGGTGATAAATTCAGTTCACGCGCGGGTCAAAAAGGGACAAATGGAATGTTAATTAATCAAGTTGATATGCCGAGAACAACTGAGGGAATCGTTCCGGATCTTGTTGTAAACCCTCACGCAATTCCTAGCCGAATGACAATAGGTCAGTTACAAGAAAGTGTCCTTTCTAAAGTGGCAAGTCTGATTGGAACAGAAATGGATTCAACATCTTTCACTCAAAATGGCGTATCTATTGATAAAATCACTGAACTTTTGAAGGCAAATGGATATGAAAACTATTCAGGAGAAGGTGATGAGACTATGTATAGTGGGATTACAGGTGAGCGTCTTCCTACAAAGATTTTCATCGGCCCGACGTATTATATGAGATTGAAGCATATGGCTCAAGATAAACTTAATTACCGCGATGGAGGAGTTGAACGTGGTCCGGTGGACGCAAGAACTCGCCAACCCGTTGCTGGGAGAGGCAAGGAGGGAGGACTACGAATAGGTGAAATGGAACGTGATTCTATTCTGTCATATGGTGCTAGTAACTTCTTGAGGGAGAGTCTAACAGGGAGAGCTGATGGAGAGGAGGGTATTGTATGTGCTACAAGCGGAAAGAGAGGTTTCTACAATGAAGATGGTTACAGAAGTGTTGAAGTAGACGGACCATTACACGAGGGTGTTGGGGAGACTAAGAGTAGTGGGTTTTCAGTTGTTTCAATGCCAAGAGGATTGAATGTTCTTCTTCAAGAATTGGAGACAATGGGGATTGATACAAGATTGGTTACAGATGGTGGTTCTGGAAGAAGAGTTCGTTATTCAAAGAAAACAACACTAATACCCGGTAAAGATTATGAGATTCCTGAAAAAGACGAAATAGAAGTGATACGGACCTCATCAATGTCTTCCCGCAAAACCAGAAAACAAAGAGAAGAACCTCCAACTCTACGAAAGGTGGTTGTTGATGGTATAGGGGAAAAATCGGTTCAAGATCTCCAAGAAAGATTAGACTCTGTTAAAGACTATACTCAGGCAATGTCTCAGGCAAAACCTGTTCTCGAGGAACGGATTAAAATACCTCCTCCCACTCTCCCTGACTCCTCCCTGATATCTCAATTGAAGGAACCTGATACAGAAGGTGTAATAGCACAACCAGCACCTACTCTTCCAGCACAACCTCCTCCTCCTGTTCTCCCTGCTCTCCCTGACAAACCTCCTGTCAGAACCGGTTTGACTACTGCAGCAGAGGGTGGTGCCGCAATAGAGTCTAAAGTATTGGGTCCCATATCTGTTACTAAGATAGAATGAAAGTCTATATGAAGGTTCCTTATGAAGAAAAAGATATTGCAAAGCAACACGGGGCAAAATGGGATCGTGGGAAACGAAAGTGGTGGTTTCCAGAAGACAAGATTACAGAGTTTGTGGAGAATAAATGGGAACGAGTCGCAATGCCTCAATCAAATGTAAGATCCGCATTGCCAACCTCGGCAGACGGTTCAAAGTTAATTCGTGGCTGGTTTGACGGAGGGTCTCGTGGAAACCCAGGTGTATATGGATATGGTTCAATAGTTCGTTCTAAGAATGGAAAGGTTATGAGTGTTCGCATGGGAGGTGGTTCCCGTGGAACAAACAATGAGGCTGAATATCAGGGGGCAAAGCATCTTCTTGAATCGCTATGTGAAATACTAACTAAAACACCTATGGATCCAAAGGCCCATATATGTATTTATGGGGATAGTAAAATGGTAATTAATCAAATTAACGGGGATTGGGAGTGTCACGCCGAGAATTTAATTCCATTATGTGAAGAATGTAAGCGTCTCGCAAAGGAAATTCGTGATAATACCGAAAATGTGGAACATCTTACATTGGAATGGGTGCCAAGAGAGAAAAATGGGGAAGCAGATGACCTTGCGAACATAGCAATGGATAGGTTTAAACCAGCAATGGTATAAGAATTGATATAAACGTGTTAAAGAATCTTTGATAATACAACTAGACGATACCATGGAATTAACTCGTGAGGCATCATACTTCTTGAGAGCCAGGAATAATATCCTAGAGGTTTTGGAAGCCCGTGGATTTAATGTTAGTAGCCTTGTTGCCGAAGCGCCAGAAGAAGTTCGTGATTTATTCAGTGATCCAAAGCAGATTGATCTTACATATTATGTTCCTCATAATGAAGACGAAGATAGAAAGTGTAAAGTTATATTTATACAGAGTATTGCGTCTCTTCTTAAAAACTTTAAAGCGGAACATATAGATACAGAAAGTCCTGAAAAGGTTGTTCCTGGTAGAGATGATGTAATTTTAATCGTGTTTGGGAAACTTGGCGATACCGATATTGAAAAGACAATTAGAACGTCCAGATCTCTCAAGCTACAAATGGATGCGATTCATATTATGAATCTTCAGTTTAATCCTCTGAATCACATTGATGTCCCTTATTACGAACCTGTTGCGATTGGAAGTGAGCAGGAGAAGCAGATTCTGGATTCTGTTGGCGTGAAAAAAATGAAGAACTTCCCTCTTATCAGGAGTTATGATATCATTTCAAGGTTACTGGGCCTTCGTCCAAACCAGATTGTATTGGTGACGTCAAAAAGCCCGGTAGTCCGCACAGTAAAGGTTCGTGTTTGCGTGGATAGTTAGATGCCGTGTATATAGATGGGAACTGGTGGAAACGCATTGATTCCAATGGCGAAAGCAGGAATGACAAATCTTTTATCAGAGATTCGAATGAACCTGTTTTCAACAAGCACGAATCCAATATTTTCAAGACAACATTCTCAGGAAAGTATGGAACAAGAGGCAAAAAAGTTATCTAAACGTGATGAAATCCAAAGATATTTAAATATGGCAAAAAAGTCTCCGGATCTATTTTTTGAATCTGATACCGATGTAATCCGTGTTGCAAATGAAGATCCCGATGTTATTAATTCACAGACTGTTGCAGAGAAAGTAGAAGTGTATTCTGGTCATACAATTACTGCGACGTCACTTAGTTTAGTATCTTTAATTGCGGTAATGTATATTTTTAGGAAAAGATTATTTTTTTAAGAAACTTCTCTAGAAGTTTAGATGGGTGTTCAGGTTTCAAAAACCCAAATATCTGGTGGTTCTTTTTTTATGAAGGAAGGTGATACGTTTTTATATTCGGTAGAAGATCCGCGAGGGCGTGTTGTAAGATACGGTGGAAATCAGCCGAATTTGTCATGGTTACGGAATGTTGTAGTTAATCCAGGCGATGAAGGTAAGAAGCATCTTATTTACGAAGGGCGTGTTACTGGGATTCAAATCAAAGACGGGAAACCTCATTATAGATATGAGTTTACAAAACTTTGGACGACACCTGACCGTTTCCAGAAATCAGGAAAAGGTGCGATTGGTCCGTGGATGTGGTCTAGATTTGGGAGTACGAGTTTTTATCGGCAGTTTTACTTTGGAACAGGAGAAGACGCCCCTATATTCCTTTCAATGAAGCCAAAGGGTTCTGATTATGTTGCGAATCATACTAAAAAGGGCGAACCTGTTTATTCTATTGCTGCCCCCAAACTTATCCCATATGATGACCCTAATATTGGAGTCAACGGAGAATTCAACAGGTTGTCAAACGAGGAAATCTTAAAAATGTTAAACGAGTATGCAATGAATGCCTCTTTCACTGGGAGAACAAGTTCACCAGAGGTTCTTGAGAGGGCAGATGAATACCGAACAAAAACACTTAACGAACTAAAGAATGAATATTCATCGATTGAGAGAAAACTTCTTTCACAGATTGGCGACGATACATTAACGGTGAACTACATCACTAAAGAAGGCGTCCCAGAAAGTGAAACAATGTCCGTAAGACGCTTTTTAGAAAGAGGTATTCATATTCAAGTTTCAAAAGATAAGACAAGAAGATTTAATGGGATAGTTGCAGATAAGGGTGTGTCATATGATTCCGTGTTTGAAAAAGAAAAAGCAGTAATTCAAAACCATCGAATACTTTTCAAGGGGGATAATGAGTTTGGAGGCGAGACTGTTATGCCGGATATTGAATTTGAAAATGGAACACTTGCTCGTCCTTCACCTCGTAAGGACATTCCATTCGTATTGGTTAAAGACCCAATGGACACAGATCAGATTTCACAAGATCCTGGATATTCTCTTATTATGCGTGAACTTGATTCGAACCCGTCATTCCAAGGATGGACACAAAAGAAAACAACAGATCCTAATGGAAACGTAAATGTAGATACTATCTTTTATAAAAATATTGCGAAGAATGATTGGAAAACGCACGACGAACCCGTTCTTTTAGAAGACGGGGGCAAAGTTGAATATACATCTGGAATGGCCCGTGGTCGTCGGCGTTTAGATGTCGCCGGAAGTGAAGACAAAAAGGTAGGTCGTTCTCCACATTATAGTATTCGTGGAGCAAGAACTGAAACTCCTGAAAAACAAGAAGAATATTTATATGAAAAGAACTTGGAGGTTCTTGGAATCCTTCGGGCTTACATTGAAAAGGATAACTCGAGTCGTGGTATTGGAGGTGCGATTGAGTTAGTTCAAGGTGGTTCTGATCTAGCAAAACGGATGTATTTGTTATCTGAATCTCTGGTAGCCTTAAGAAATGCCTCTCTTAAGGCTCACGAAACTAGAGATAGAATCTTTGATACAAAAGATAGCATGGAAGGGTTCTCGTCTAAGGAAAGTGTTGAAGAAACCCGTGCGATTAATAATCTCCGCACTGCGATTGAACAAAACGATTCTGTATCGGAGCAGATTTCATACGCATCAACAGTGGCAACTACACAATTTGTTGGGGCAGTTGCTTCAGTAGCCGTTTTCACCGCCATTGCTTTTTACTCACTTAAGAGATAGAATGTCGGTCGCGGATATGCAAAAAGATAGAGATTCGGCTCTTGCCAAATATTCAGATTCCGTATATGAACTCAATATGCTTCGTGGTAACACTGAGTTTTATAGGAATATTACAAATATTTTCCTGGTCTTAACGGCTTTAATCCTTCTTCATAATGTCGGTGTGTTAAGTCCTATTTTATTATATTCAGCGTTAGCAATCGTTTCTTTATTTGGAACGATTTACTTAATCAATACGATTCGGTTCAATGAAAACAAGAGAGATGGTATCGTATATAATGATATAATTTTTAAGAGTTCCTAAATAACATTAGATGGATCCAGAGAACGTTCCAATTCACGCGGACATTCTTGAGGACAACAAATATGGTCCTTCAGTTCCTGGAGTTGATATCCTGCAGAGTCTTACAGATTTTGCAGGAAACTGTTTTTTAAAGGATGGTCTTGATCGTAAAAAAAGTGAATACGCAAAATTTAAAACAGACCCAGGCGTATGCGATGTAAGTGATAAACTTGCAGATTATTCTTACAATCAAGGAATACAAACAATTAATGTTCCATCGGACATTGTTCCCAAAGTTAGAATTCTTCTTAGAGAATTTCATCTAGTGAATGAGGTTACGAACACATTTTTTGAAGAAAGAGCAAAACGTGCCGTTAGCGTATTGGATACTCCAGAAGAAGTAAACAATACAAAATATTCAGTTCGTAGCGAATATATTGATCGAAGACACGCCGCCGAACAAGCAAACGCGATTGCTCTTATAATTATGGCCGTGATTAGTATATTTACTATTTTTACGGGTAGTTATATCATATTCACAAACGGACCTCCAAAAGAAAATTGGGAATATGTTGCATTGTCATTGCCTATTATTGTGTTTTTAGCAGTCATTTCAGTTGGATATATACTAATTCCTGGATATCAAATATCTGTTTTACGAGTAAATGGGTAATATTTACCTGTCCCAATCTTTGTCAAAGGTGTGATTTCTTGATTTTTTAAATATTCGCGAAGAACCTTTCCAATACTTCGCTTTTCTCTCATAAACTTCTCTGCGTATTCTGGTGATCTTAGGATATCTAAAATATTTTTCTCTGTTTGTAATTCTCTTTTTATCTTATCTTTATTGTATGTCCCATCATCATTTTTATAATCCTCTTCATATTTGTCTCTTGAAATATATGTAAATCTACTTTCAAATATTTCATGTAAAGTTTCGCTCTCCTGACGTTTCTGAACTGTGAACTGTTGAACCCTGTATGGAACCTTAATATCAGTATTATCTAACCAATGGTTTTTGTATTCTTCGATAAGAATAGACATAAATTGTGGGATATGTTCTTTAATAAATGCCGGGTCACTTACACGTTCATCTCTATAGTATTCTGTATCTTCTCCGTCCTCGGGATTGTTTAATGTTGCATCCTTTTTCTTGAACTTACTACGGAACTCAATCACTTTTAGCCTTCTCCACATTGCAGGCTCCGTGGTAATCTCCGGGAACGTATTACACGCAAAGAACAACTTAAACATAATATTAAAGTTGAATGGTTCAGAATAAAGTCTTCTAGCACGAATCGTTCCCCCACCTGACCATTCCTTTAGAATCGCATGATTGATTGAGCTTCCTGGTGTTTCGTCTGGTTCTTCCATAAAGACAAACCTCTTTGACTGTAAGGATGCGACCTCTGGAGATGCCGATTCTGCCCCACCCCTCTTTTGTGTGACGATTGAAGGTCCAAGTTTTATTCCATAATCCCCCATTGCCTCCAGGAGCCAATTTGCGATTACACTTTTACCATTCGCACCAATACCATTCAAGAAATATAAGTCCTGCATGAAGTTTTCACCACGAAGAACACTTGCAAAGATTTTCCACATATATTCACGAACATCGGGGTCTGTAAAGATTTTACGAACCATTTCACGGATATATTTAACTTTTTCATCGTCTTCATCATATTCAATGTAATCATATCCAGTTGTAAGACTAATCATATCATCCGGCTTTCCGGGGCGTAATGTACAAGTTCTCAAATCTAGAACACCATTTGTAAAGCAGATGAGATGGCTATCGGTGTCAAGATTCTTGATAAAATCTTCCCCGTGTGTCTGGTAAAATTCGTGACAACATTGACCCATAATCTTATCTAAGAATGAGCAATTTCCAAGGTTCTTTGCAATCTTTAGAGACTCTTTGAGATATTTATCCTTCGTAATATCAATCTCTGCTGTGTCTCGTTGGGATGTGTCTTCTCTAACTTCCCCTTCGTCAGAATCATCGGCATCTTGAACGGGTCTCGCCCTTTCACTCATAGCGATTTGTTCACGAATATCACGGTTTTTCCTCATAATCTGATCATGACGGTTGTCATAGAACGTATAAAATCTTTCACGAAACTCAGTATATAAATTACGTCGCAGGGTTGTTCCTGAATCTGTTTTGACAAAACGATGTTTAGTCTTATCAAAAGTATACCATTCTTTTCTTGAAATGTTGGCACAAATAAATTCATCACCCCATATGTGACGAACAAGACCCGCGATATCTGTATGTTGACCCGTGTTAATAACACGAATGATTTCTCTTCGCAAGGTCTTATTCAAATATTCACTGAATCTTTCAGGAGAGTCTTCTTTTGCCCATAACAAGAGTGTTGGTCTTTTGATCATTGTTTGGGTATCACGCCTTGTCCCAAAATGGAGCCACATTTTGTTATACCAATCGCCTTTGTCTTCTTCTCCCTCAATGTATTTTGGGCTTTTCTTAGAGAATTCAACCCACAAATCAAACATTCCGTGATCTACGATGATATTTGATTTATCCGGCATTTCTTCGCGAATACCTCCTCTTCGAAGATCTGGTAGACCTTCAATACGACTAAGATTGCGGAGGAGAATGCCGACACGAATCCAAGAATGATAATCGGTGCTTCTATCTACGCTAAGCATATCCATAAGCCAGGCAGTTTCTCTAAGAATATTTTTAAAGCCAGAACTGACCGTTTCAGTAGGGTCCATTCCATATGCGAGGATTTGATCTTCCAAAACTCGTCTCTGGTGGATATCTCGTTTATCAAGAATTTCAGATGAACTTGTTGGACGAACGGATGTAAGCCTAAGGGCCTGTTTGGCTTTTTGGTTTCTTTCAACAAAAGAACGAAGTTCGTCGCGAATCGTGCTTTTTAAACCAGGTGCCTTAAGACCAGATATACCGTGACGGATAGATAGTGTAAGAACTAACTCTTTGTTTTTTGAAATAGTAAGTTCGCTTGGCTTGTAACGTTTTACGATTGGAGATTCGTCTTCAACATTCGGGAAATGAGAAACCTTTCCAATCACTTGATATGGATTCTTTTCCTTCTTCCGGTTTCCGTGAATCATCCAGTTTCCCTTATATAGAACCGATTCATCGTAAATATCAGAAGAGGTTGTTTTCTTGAAACATTCTTCAGGTAAAACAGTAGGAAGGTGTTTTAGAATTTTTTTACGAAGAAAGAGATGAATCTCGGGTCTTAGTTGAATATCTTTACAAAAGATGTGGATTCCGTCTTTGACTATGTCCTTTTTGTCATCATATTCTGGCTGGGGCTTTTGAAGGATAAAGAATTCAACTTCATCTGTAGAATAGTCTTCTCCAAAATCACAAGTTTTGTCAATTTCTTTCCACAACAACTCAATGAACTTTTCGGCGTGATGAATGTCCACATGACGACCCAGTGGTTCGCGACCATCATATCCTTCTGGTTTCTCAAACCTGAAATCAAGGTCAACTCTCACAGGTGAAAGACACGTTCCGTCATCATTGTCATTTAATGGCCTCTCTACGAGCCCAAGTGGTACACGGTCATCAAATACGAGGGCAGCAATGTTCATCAGGAATCTTTCATATTCCTCCTTTGAAACATAAAATGAACCGTTTGTGACTTCAGGGTTCATTGAGAATACATTAGGGATAACTTTGTCTTTATCTTCTTTATCAATGCGCATTTTATTCAGTATATTTTTAGCATTAAATATACTTATAGCACTTGCGGGTGCCAAAGTTCTAGTATTACGCAATCGTTTTCCCGACATCCTGTCGTTATTATGAAAATAGGGTTTATGTTTGTATATAATCAATTGAATATAAAGACAAGATTAAACTTTGAACCATATCATAGGTATAGAATGTCTCTTAGGTTTTGTCCGGTTTGTTCAAATATGATGACACTCCGCGAGGGCGAAGAAGGGGTTCTTCAAGAATTCTGCAGGAGATGTGGTCATACACAAACTCTAATCCGCGATGGGGATGAAGATATCATAGTATATGAACGCACTTTAGTTGGAAAGGTTGTAGAACCAAGGGTCAATAAAGTTCTATTCTCAGATCCTGCTGTTCCTACGACTGATGAGGTTTTGTGTCCAAACGAGGAATGTCCTAGTAAGAAAGAAGGTGTTCCAAAAAAGGTAAAATATATTGTTCTGAATAAAGATTCCCTTGAAATTCTTTATCATTGCGATGTGTGTAAAAAGACCTGGAAGATGGCAAATTGATTTTAAAAACAAGTTTCTTGTTATTTTCACATTACCAGATTAGTATGGATACTACGTATGACGACGAAGAACGCAAAGAGCCTGAAAGCGATGATGATCGCAAAGAGGATGGGGATGTGATTGACGATGATGATGTTGGCGATGGAGATGAGGATGGAGATGGAGATGGAGATGAGGATGGAGATGGAGATGAGGATGGAGATGGAGATGGAGATGAGGATGGGGATGGAGATGAGGATGGAGATGGAGATGGAGATGAGGATGGGGATGAGGATGGGGATGGAGAGGATAAGAAGGATGATGTAGAGGATACTCCTGTTGTGTCGGGGGGTGTTGAAGGTGATGATGACGAAGACGAAACAGAACTTATGGATGATGATTATATTCAAAGAGTTCATCCAGAGGCGATTTTACCAGATTCAAGAGAACTTCGTAAAATCCTTTCTGACAAAGATACGATTCGCAAATCCCGTCCAATTTTAAGCAAATATGAAGCAACTTCTATCGTAGGGATGCGCGCCCAACAGATAGTAAAAGGAAGTGCCCCATTCTTGGATACTGATGAAAAGGATCCTATTGAAATCGCGATTCAAGAACTTAAGGCAAAGTTGATCCCAGTTATTATTCGAAGAATTATGCCCGATAATCAAAGTGAATATTGGAGACTTTCGGAGTTAACATATTATGATTAAGTTTACTCTTTCCATCTATTCCCACATACAAGACAACAAATAAATGTAGTCATAGGTTCGTCAGCAGAACGTGTTTGAACCTCAGTATAAACACATTTTCTATTCCCACATTTCCTACACTTAAACATATCAGTTGCAGCCTCACTCGTGCTTTCAAGAGTCGCAATCTGTTTCATAATTCTATCTTCTTCCATTTCACGCCATTTTTCAGGCCAAAGTTTGGTAGGATCCATAATGGCAACATCTTCACAAGAAATCACCTTACTTTTTACAAGTTCAAGGAGACGGGGGTTGCCAATAGAATGTTTATGTTCTTTGGGAGATAAGTTACGGAAGACTTTTTCAAATACTGTAGTATAAATTTCTCTCACAACACGATCTTTCCAGTTTCTTCCTGTAACACCATGATTTGTAATTTGCCTGATTGTTTGTCGCAAAATCCCCCTTTCAATATCACGTGTCATTTCACAACTTCCAACCAACTCTAGAAGAAGAACGCGTGCTCTATTTCTAGTATACGCACAAGACATTGGAGGAGGCATAGTCGCATCATCAGTAATTCCTTCACGATCAAATAAATCATTCAAATCCATAGAATCATCACGGTCATTGTTATGGCGAACCATAAACTCACGGGTCATCTCTGGCGTTGTATTATTTACAGTCGCTAACAATACGTCACCGCGGATATCTTTCAAGAACTTATCGGATGTTTCACCTGTAATATCCACTAATGTTTCGATAACATTAGTATTTGGATCTTTACGATTTTTATAACCAAGAACTACAATATTTTTTCCTTTATAAAGAACGACCGGACCCTTCTTTCGTCGTTTCCATAGAGTTTTCCAAAACTCTGGAGTCTCTGGAATATCATAAATCGTATCCCGAGAACCCTCTGCTATAATTTCACCGTCATGAGAATACATATTCCATTGCCAGTGAATTGAACTTGAAGCCATATTATTTGTTATATGATATTACAAAGATGTCTAAAGTTATATCAATTACGGATGTTCCAAATGTAACCAACGCGGTATATGGTATTGAAACGCGGTCATTTTGTGCAGATGGTATTATAACACTTACAAGGAGAAAACCTGGTATTAAAAAATGTGAACCGACCAAATTCTTACAAATTCAATATGATAAATCATATAAAGAAACAGAATACAGAATCATTGATTCTCTTTCTAAAGAGCCACTTGTTTCAAAATTCTGGAATCTTGAAGATGGAAAAGAACTTCATCATTATATTTCACCTCGTAAAATGGAAGGAATTTACGAAATTAGAGATAAAAACTACTATAAAGTTAGATGAATCTTACGTCGCCACTTGCGATATTCAGTTTAGGAATGCTTATTGTTCTTGTAACTTTCTTGGTTTTATATGTAATAAATGCGAATATTATTTATAACAAATATACCGGCAATTTATCTCAATCGGCAACATATGAGTTTCGGAACAAAATAAAACAACCTTTTTATGAACAGGATACATGATTCAACAAGTCATACTCATTTGTATGGTTTTTTTAGTTCTGTATCAAATTGGGGTGATACGTTTTGACCCTTTAACATCCTTCTTAACACAATCTGGTTATGAAAGTGATGATGATGCAGAATATTATAAAAAACCAAAGCGAAGACGAAAAAAACGCAGAAAACAAACGTATGACCAAGACATGACGCCTCTTAGCGAGATTTTACAAAAAAGATATGTAGACCGTGAAGAAGATTCGGCACAAGATCCTGAAGATATCCAGGCACAAATAATGAGTGAATTGAATAAACACGATGGCTTAATACTAACACCAGCACCAATATAGATGTTTGGAGGTTCAAAGCATAGTAAACACTCTAAAGAAAAAACGATTCTATCAGGGATTCGTAAGGTGATACAATTTCCGAAAAAAATCCAGAACCTGGATATTCTTCGGAAGAAATCTTGTCTAATCGCCCCTCGTTTTGGAGGAAAGGCTGTTTATTTATGGACAAAGGGGAAAACGCGAGTATGGGTTGATAGAAATACGGTATATATGTATCAAGGAACTCTCCCAAATTATACTTCGGAGGGACTTTTAGCATGTGCTGAATTGTTTAAAAATAATACAAATGAATGGGTTGTTGCATTTGAAGATATACTCTTTTATAACGGAGAATCTCTTCTTGAGTCTACCAGTTTCTCAAAACGTCAAAAAATATTACACAGTCTTGTAAAAGACCTTCGTGCTGGTGCGGATTTAGGAAAAGATCCGGGTGTGTTCTCAGTGAAGCCTTGGGTTCAAAGTAAAGACTTTCCGGATTTCATAAAAACAACAGAATGGAATAAACAGCCTGAATGGGTCATTGTATGGGCGGAAGACCATTCTACCGGTCGTAAAGGGTATTGGTTCTGTAAAATAGAACAAATCTCTTCTGGAGATATATTTGTCCTTACGAAGAGTGACGATACTGATCCTGACCAATATGACCTATCAAAAGATGACGGAACATTTGTTAGTCGTGCGTGCGTTCGTAGTATTAGACTATCAAAATGGTTAGCAAGTCTTTCAAATGGCACAAGGGTTCGTTGTAGAAATCTAAAGGGATTTGAATCACCCGAGCCTTACGAAACTGCATAAATAAATAATCTAAATGAATAACAAAATATTATTTGTTTTCTAATAAAACTATAGAATATGGCTCTTCACGTTGATCCATTATCAGGAGTTATCAATACGTCTTCTGGAGCACCCCTCGCGGCCAGAAGCGCCGCCTTTCTTGGATGCGAAACGGGAAATTCGCACACTGTGGCAACTAAGGTTATGACAGGACGAAAACGCAAACAGACTAAGGGCAGAAAGAGACCCAAGAATGCTAAAAAGGGAAAGAGTATGAAAAACAAAAAGAGGACTATGAACCGAAGACGAAAGAACAAAATGACACGAAAAAACAGGCGCGTTCAAAAGGGAAATGGTATCGGTCCTACACCTGATTTTAAGGCGAGTGCAAACGTTGTTGGAGGTAGAAATGCTGGACGCGTAGATGTTCGCGCCACAAACACTGCTGAAGTATAAATTAATCAATAAAATCACACAATACTACCTTATTTTCAGCCTCTTTTTTCTTACTAGGTTTTTTGGAAGCAACAAACTTGTTATGAACCCATTCGCCATTCATAATGGTGTATTTGTTCTTATTATAAAATGTAATACGTTTTTTGGATTGACGAACCAGACTGGGATGAGTGTCTATGATGTCAACTACTAATGGAGTAGCAACGCGGTCTTCCGCCTTTTTTCTCAAGATTCTTCCTACAGATTGAATAATGTCTGATTTTGGACTTGCTAATATAAGAGTATTCAACTCTGGAACATTCATTCCTTCAGATGCCATTGCATACGTTCCTAATACAAGAGGTTTTTTTGCAGATTCTATGAGTGCATCTTCTTTCATACCACCCACATAATATCCTGCACTTTCTGGAAACATTCTCTCATATTCATCGTGTAGCCATTTGAGTTGATTACGACGGTCTGTAAGAATTAGAACTCTTCGTTTTTGCTCAACAATTAGAGTTTTTACAATTTTGAGTATCAAACAATTTCTAGAATAATTTTCACATACACGAGTTATTAGTTTAGGAGAATTAACGTGTTCTGTTACAGTTAATGGTTCCGTCATATACTCTTCAACCTCCTCTGCACTCCCTGTCGCCTTGTGCGTTAATCTCCACACATGGAGAGTTTCTTTTCCACGATCTGTAATTTTCGCAAGATAATCCCCCAGATACCATTGAAATACACACGTAAGACGATCTTTTCGCTCAGGAGTTGCAGATAAACCAAGCATCCTCCAACAACCTAGAAACCCGAGAACTCTACTAAACACTTCAGCCCCAAGATGATGACATTCATCGAAGATTACCATTCCAAATGAATCAAACATTTTAGGTTCATATGTTTTCTTAACGAGACTTTGGAGCATACCGATTACAATATCTTTCCCTTCTGTATCGCAAACAGAACCTTGTATCTTACCAATTTTAGCATCCGGAAGAAATCTCCGTATCTCTTCTTGGAACTGATTCATAAGAAACTCCTTGTGTACGACAATCAATGTCTTTTTACCCACGAGAGAAGCACACCACAAAGACATAACCGTCTTTCCATAACCACACGGAACTGTCAAGATTCTCCCTTCAGGACGTTTTGAAGGGATTACGGTTGTCTCCCAATCTTTTACAATACCCTGTTGTCGCGGACGAAGGCTTCCACGAAACGTTAACCCTTTCTCACAAGATTCTCCTTCCCCAATACGATACGAATCTGGTTCCCCAAATTTAGAATATCCCCATTCTCTTGGAACCCACAAACGCAGAGGACTCTCCATATATACAAAGAATCTCTCTGGTTTCACTGGAGTGTTTGGTGTTACAAAAGGACGGACAGTTAATGATTTTTTAATATTATGAAGTTCTTTATTACTGAGTTCGGTTTTCAAAATTCCATATCCATGTCTATTAATAACTTTTGAAGGTGGAGTTGAACTCATATGATTTGTATTGATATAAGTTTAGATGGGAAACGATTCAATTATTCTTTCTATATTTGTCGCTATCACAGGTTCTCTGATATTGCCTCTTATCCCAGATGAATATTTGAGAAACGTAGATACGGTGGTTGGGAGAACTATTTTATTGTCATCACCACTTATTATGGCATATATGAATGATATTCCAGTTGGTGTCATAACAGGTGTTGTGGCTGCAATGACTATTGATCGTAGTCATGACCGCATAAACGTGGTCCCGAAAGGTCCAAGTGTGGTAAAAGACCTTTCCCCAGATTATACTTCATATCACGACGGCGAGGTCGTAATTCTTGAAAATCATCAAAAAGGTTCTCATTAATTGTAGTTATGCCCCGCAAACAAGAATCTATTCTCCCAATGGTCATTGGGGTCTCCGCGATTGTAGCCATTACTGTTGTGATAGTTGTTGCCATGATCCAGAAACCAGCCGATGTCAAAGAACCTCTCCCTAAGTCTCCCAGCGAAGAAGCACAGCCTTCACAGCCTTCTGTGATTGTTATCAATAAGGACGAAGCCCCAACGAATAATCCGTTTATTTATGAAAATGAAAGAAACCTTCAAAACCCACCTGCTAAACCCTTTTATCATCCAACACGTGGTAAGCCAAACTCATATCAACAATACGGAGTTCTAATAGGCGAAGAACGAAGACATCGTGGAGAACAAACTATACTTCCGCTTATTGGACGACAGACATACCCTGGTTCATCAAGATATCATTATTACACTAGCACAAATGGATATCATCCTATGAAACTACCAGTTGTTCATAAAAATAGAACCTGTAATGATACAACTGGGTGTGAAGAAATATTCAGTGGAAATCTTGTAAGCATTAAAGGATATGATTATGATTTTAAAGCAGACGTGTATCCTTCACCCGATCTTCAATACATATTGTAAATCTCTCCTTGATTAGATGTCCCGCACACTCATTATTCACAGAAGGGATCTTAAAAATCACCCCTTTGTATACAAAGATTCATACCGCCCACCAGACGACGATCGTCTCATTGACGTGTATGGGAACCCGGCAACACCTGTCTCGGCACCAGTTGATTTTCCAACAATATTGAATGTCGGGGAAAATATTGTATGGGCCGGGAAAAAGTATCAAATCACGGACATAAGCATAGATAGAACAATCGCTGCATTTAATCTTCCTGATGATACCCCCGATGTTCGGTTGGATTCAAATAAACAATACAAACCAGTATATCCTGTATTTTCTTATAATATATCTGCAAAAGTCGTTGGAAAGAGCCTATCTAGCGTTCCTTCTGTTGCCTTAAAGAATCTTCAAATGATTATCCCGGTATATTCGGAATCATCTAGGAGTAGACTTGGAGACGCCAACCCGGCAGTTACATTAACGAAAAAACCTACAAAGGAAACAATGAGTCAGTTCTCTAAATTTGCAACAACGGGGGAGAGAATCTTTTATGCGGTAGTTGCGAATGATACAATTCAGGTTGTTCCAAAGACTCTTTGTATTGTTCCCGATACTATCGCGAGTCAAATAAAATCTCTACCACTCAAGACTAAATGCCCCCAAGACTCCTCAAAAATGACAACTGCTACATTCTGTAGAGCACAAAATACTACAGAAGTTCAAGGATATACCCAAGGTAAGATGTTTTACAGAAAAGATGCTGCAGATACATATACCTCGTCAAGACTATTTACAATCCGAGCAATATCATATACACCGGATCCCAAACTACCTGTTTCTGTTGAAAGACCCGATGATGGTATTCCTGTTCAAGTTGAAGCAGAAATGGCGGATGGAACGACACAGAATGTTACAATACCTATTCCTGTGAAAGATGATACGAGCACTATACTTGAAAAAGGAACGGTTCTTGTAGCAACGTTGATACTCGCAGTTATATTATTCATTACAGTAAGTGGAAAGCGTTCTTTGGTTATGAACACCGTTCTTATTTTTGCTGGAATCGCTGGGTTTGTTGGGTGGGGTATTTCAGGGTCTTTGTATAAAGATGATACACAGGTTTCTAAAGATGTTCTCCGTGTTGGGTCTCCTATAGTTCTTGGGATTGGTCTTATTCTATCTATCATTGTTGCGTTAGTTAGTCGTATAGATTCCTTTTTATGGGTGTCTCCTTATGTCTTAATTCTTCTCCTAGTTGGTATTTTTGGATTTATAGCAAATATCACGATTTCTACAGAATCTTCGGGTGGTAAATACCAGTCTCTTGGATATACATTGTCTCTTCTTCCAAAACTTGCTGTATTATCAATACTGTTTATGACAAACCCAATGAACAATACACTTGCGATGTCAAATATGATTGGCTACATGGATCGGACAACCTCTCTTTCTAGAAATTCAATGGAGACTGGAGATTTATCACGTGGTATTGGTGAGTTGTATAATTCTTCTGTAATAAATCCCCCTATGATAACCGATACAGACGTTGCTAAAACATTACGTCATGTAGTATCTAAAAATATTAAGATCAAGCGTGAACAAGGGGAGGAAAAGACCGCAAATGATGTTGCTGCAAGTATTGTAAATAAGGACGGTGATATAAGAGTATATTTCGAAGCAACAAAACGGGTAGAAGGTCAAGAACAAAGTAAAATTGTTGGAATCAAAACACAACTTGATCGGGATACGGATGAGTTTATTTGTAAAATTCCTAAAAAATTATCTGACGATTATGTCATTAAATCCTCATCAAATCCTTATTCTTATGATGATATTGTAGGTGTTCAAACTATACCTCCATTTGGACCAATTATTATGATTCCTATTCTCTTATTGGTATCTATGTTCTTTATTATTGCCCAACCTCTTCCACAAAAAGATAAAGAAGAGAAAACTATTGGAGAATATGTTCTTGAAATATCCATAACAGTTATTATGTTACTTTCTATCATTTTTGCGTATACACAAAATACCATAAGCGGAGTATTCTCAGGTGTTCTTGTCGTTGCCCTTGTCTTGAATAATCTATTAACCTACTTGTTATAGATGAGAACGTTTTTGTTTGCAGGGCTTGTTATATTAATTGCCATTGTTGGGATCTTGGGTGTAAGCCTAAGAACCCTACAGAAGTATCGTCCATTTGAGGGATTTATGACATATCAAAGACGTTCAAATGATGGTTCGCAAACGGGCTATGTTACATCATCTACAGGCGGGGATGTATTTCGCCCGGATACTATGAATGTCCATCCACAAATCAAAAACGTTCCAAGTTCTGAAGAGTATGTGTTAGGTAAAATTAAAAGATACCAAAAACACGTTCCTCTCAAAGCATCGGGGATTGATTATAAAATCGGAGGAATGAATGATGCGATTCTTGGAAAGTTTACAAAAGGAACCGAACCCGAGATTATTCTAAACCCTGATTCTAATCCTGAGAACCACGAATCCTGTCTTCTTGGAAATGGCTGTGAAGAATATGTATATAATTCGCATTTATATTGCCCTGTTGGAATGGAACGACTACAGACAAAAACACCTGGTAAAAATATAAATGAAAGGAAATATCAAGGTTGTTATCTACTTGGTAAAGATTATCCTGCATTTGCCTGTAGACACGATGACCCTTTGAACAGTTGTGAAGTATTAAAACAAAAAAGAATTCAGCGCGTAGGAAAAGGATTCTATGTGTTTCCACCTAAGTCTGTATTTATGAAGGCGGAACAAGAGGGTGTAAACGTGAATGAATTATGGGAAAGAAAACAACATTTTATTCGCATGATACTCCGTTCTTATGATTTACAAAAAACACATCGAAATATTAATTCTTGGAGTGAAGAATCTCCTGATATTGACAACTCAAAAATAGAAGAATACGCAAATACAATCCTTGACAAAGGATACATTATGGTTCAATATAAAACTACAGAAACACCTATGCGAATAGGAGTTTACGTTCCAAACCAAACGATTCCTGACATTTCAACGCCTTTACGAAGAACAAGTTACGATTTGTCAAGGATAAAATATATCCACGACACAACTAAAGATTTACCAATTGTAATGACGTAATTACTCAGAACCCATCATTCCTTTGAAAGCCTTCATAAACTCCATACCTTGTTTAAGAGCCGGTTGGACGTTATTCATCATTTGAATAAGTTCCTTCTGATTCTGTATCATCGCCCGTGTATCTCCCGTAATGCTATCCATCATTCCCTTATTGTCCTTGTTTTCTTTCATAAAATGCTTCATTCCTTCTTTTGTGTCAACTTGAACCGGTTCGGGTTCCTTCTTTTCTTCTTCGGATTCTTTCTTTTCTTCGGGTTTCTCTTCTTCAGAATCCTTCTTTTCTGCATCACTGTCCGTGAATCCTTCAGGAAGGTATTTCTGGAACATTGTACCACGAATGATTACCCCAATCACGATTACAAGGAGAAGAATTAAAGCAATAACATAAAGATTCTTCATTCTAAAATGACCTACAGAAAGATACGACGAAGTGCGTAGAACAATAATCCCCCAATTACCGCCTTAACGACTATTCCAGCATAACCGAGAGAGTCTCCATTCATCAACGCGGGTATGATTTTACCCATTGTAGAATCAAGACCTCCAGCATTCGCACCAAGAATTAGAATTGCAACGATTAACGGGAGTTTCATTTCTTCCAGGATCATTCCAATATAATCTTTTTCGTCAGAGTCATCTTGATATCTAGGGGACGGGGGAGACTGGGAGACAACAGGGAGACTTTCATCTTCAAAGTGGACTTGTCGCTCAACGAATTGTGGCTCTTGATACTCTGATGGGTGTGCCTGTTCTTCTCTAGGAGGAGACTGGGGAGGAGGAGAACGTCTCTCTGTGGGAGGTGGTTGATAGTCATCATGGGGTTTGGAAGAATGTTCTGTGTCCTGAAGGATTTCCGTAACAAGTTCATCTCCTCTTGAATCACTGGAAGATCCTGACATCATTAATGGCGGTACTGCCCCTCCTCCGTTAGAAGAACCAATGCGAGGTGCTTGATCTTCAGTACGATGGAGATCTTGAGGACCGGAATCTTGTGGTATTAGACGATCTAGAGGCGTCATTTCAGAATCCATCTACAAGTTTTTTGGTTGGTTTCATGTTTATCTAAACGACCCAGGGCACGAGACCATATTTGCTTGGAACTTATAACATTTACCATCATACGAAAATACAGACCCTTCGATGTCCTTTGGGTCAGGGGCTCGTATTACGACACATCGCTGACCTTTACAAGACCCTTGAAACATTGCTGCAAGGCCAAAACCAAGAATTATAAACACAACCGTCCTTACAAGGGGGTCACTTGCATAATCTTCTATCATCTATCAGTTTCTAAGGGAAGAAGTCATCTATGTCCAAATTATGTTCATCTTTGTGAGAATGTCCGTGATTTATTTGAGTTTCCATTCCTTCTCCATTTTGTATTGGTATCTTCTTTTCTTTATCATCACAACCGACTTCTTCATGGGAATATTGATAACAATTAGAAGCACGATCTAAATATGTTACCAGACCAGTATTTTTAGGGGTAGGCCAGCGAACAATAACTTCGGGTCGCGGTTCAATAAGAGCAACAATCAATAATCCAATACAAAAAGAACCCAAAAAAATCATAAGTTCACGAATCGTCGGCGCGTTCATCTATCAAAACACGAACAGGAATATCTTCCTTACAGATGGGAACTATCGTTTGTTCCTCATACATATATATAGGGTCACTCTTGCCAACACTAGGGTCTTTTTGATCCCCTATAATCATTGGTGTTTTCATAATAATATTATCGGTGTCCCCAAAAAATGCTGAAGGTAGCAATATATCTGAATCAATGTAATATGAGTTGAATGAATCCGGGACTTTTTCTATCTCTTGTTTGTGGATTTCTTCAATCTGTTTAAGGGCTGCGTATTCTTCAGACATTTCACGGAAATTCTTTTTATCCTCGTCGTCCAGAGTTTGTGTTGCCAATACACGGTCGCGTATAATCTTCAGATCGCGGCGAAGTTCTCGCATTGATGATTGGATTTCTTTGGTGACGGTTACTTGATCAACATATGGCTCTCTCTGTATAACATATCCAGGGCACATATCTTTTCCATCGCGTTGACCACATTTTATCGTGAGCCTTCCATCGGGATGTCTAGCGAATTTAGCTGGACCCGAACCCGCAAATCTCCCAGTTAGTCCATATGATTTACAAGAAACACACCCGCTTTTTGGTTTTCGTTCTTGTTGTTTTTTTAATTTATACCAAATTCGTATTTTCTCTGAAATCGGTTTCGCAGAAAACTCTCTACGAGTTTCTTGAATACGGCTCATCTATCAAAGTAAAAGGAACTCGTTTTCTTCCATATAATCTCGTTTTTTCATTTGTTCAAGTGATGTTCTCGCCATCATAGTTATTGGGTCAATATGAGTTGGTGGAAGTATAGACCCGATATTTTTAGATGTTCCCTTTATATTTGATTCTTGAGATTTGATTGCTAAATTATATATATTTCTGGCTGCATTGTGCTGTGTTTGTAGTCTTTTTTTCTTTTTTTGAGATCTTGAATATAAAAATCCAAATATTATAAAACCACATAGAATTACAATCGTCCATTCGGGCTGGCTTAAGACTATCATCTATTATAGATGGATGGCGAACTCGCCGTGTCCGTGCCTTTGAATGAATTTATGATTCTAGGATTATCAAGTTTGATATCAGGATTATATACAGCGCAAACTGGGATTGGTATGTATTCTTTGCTAAGTTTATTATCTGTAAGTATCGTGATACTGGGAGGAATATATTCGTTAATGGTTTCAAAGAGTCTTAAAAATATCACAATGAGTCTATTTGGAATATTTTTATTAGGAGTGTCTGCTTTTACAATTGCTACAACAATCGCTTTTTATAAAAATACCAGGAAAGACCTTCAACAAGGATATACGGTTCCAGTATATACAGTTGTTATAATCTTAGGAATCATATTCTTACTGGGGTTTGTTGGAATAATGGCTACATCGTTTGGTGGATTTTTAATGAGTAAAGACATGTATTTGATTTATAACAATATTTTCACAATGTTGATTACGATTGTGATTGTAAACGCAGGTCTTATGGCCGGTTCATAATAGATGTCTACAATCTCTTGGTTGATTCTTATCATTCTAGGGGTTCTATCAGCAACGTTTTCATATACTATGTATCAAGTATCTGAAAGGGTGCTAAGACTTCAATCACATATGAAAAAGACAGGTGATATCGAACCCGCGCCAGTTTTGATTGTATCGGGGTCTGTAGCACTGTTTGGATTGTTCCTTATGATGACCCGTTATTCAAACTCACCGTCTTTTATATTTTACATAGGGGTTTCAATATACATTTCTGCAATGATTTCTGCTTTTCTAGTCGGGAGAGGATTTTCTCGCAAAGGGTTCCCCTCAAAACCTTTAACCTCATTTCAAACTGCTACAGGGGTCATTTCTTGTATATTCCCATTTTTACTTTTTGCCTTTCTTGGAAAAGGTGTGGTGAGTGGGGCAATCTCTGGACCAAGCGATTTTCAAGAAATTATACTGATTTTCTTAATTCTGGCGATTCCATCTGTATCTGGTGTATTTGGTTGCGCATCTTTCGGAAAACTGTCTTTCCAAAATTGAACATAAGTCACAGAATTTTCAAAATACAATACAGTTCAATGGCGACGACAGAAATTGCGAAATCGGTAGAGGGTGTTAAGGATGTAATTTCTATTAAAAAGAGCCTACAAAAGGGTAAAACACCTAGATCACAAAAAACCGCCGAACCCCTCCTTACAGAAGAAGACAATCGTTACGTGGTATTCCCAATAAAACATCAGGACATCTGGGACGCATATAAGAAACAAATGGCGTCGTTTTGGACCGTTGAAGAACTTGATTTTGCGAAAGATTTGGAAGATTGGGGGAAACTAACTGATGATGAAAAGCATTTCATCAAGAATGTTCTTGCTTTCTTCGCAGGTAGTGATGGGATTGTAATGGAGAATCTTGTTGAAAGATTTACAAAAGAAGTCGCTTGGACTGAGGCTAAAATGGCATATGGATTCCAATCTATGATGGAGGGTATTCATTCAGAGGCATATTCTCTTATGATTGATACTTATGTAAAAGATAAAGATGAAAAAGAGCGTCTTCTTCATGCGATTGAGACTATTCCTTGTGTAAATAAAAAGGCTGAATGGGCAAAAAAGTGGATTGGGGATAAAAAATCTTCATTCGCAACACGATTGATAGCCTTTGCGTGTGTAGAAGGTATATTCTTCAGCGGTTCATTCTGTTCTATATTCTGGATTAAACAACGAGGACTTATGCCAGGTCTCACGTCTAGCAATGAGTTTATTGCAAGAGATGAAGGAATGCACACTGATTTTGCGTGTCTGCTTTACAAATATATTAAACATCGTGTTCGTAAAGGACGTGTTGCAGAGATTATTACAGAGGCCGTCAATATTGAAAAGGAGTTTATCTGCGAGTCTTTGCCGTGTCGTCTGCTTGGTATGAACTCAGAAATGATGTCTCAATATATTGAGTTCGTTGCGGATAGATTATGTGTTCAACTTGGGTATTCAAAAATATACAATGTATCTAATCCATTTGATTTTATGGAACGCATTTCTCTAGAGGGTAAGGACAGTTTCTTTGAGAAACGCGTTACAAGTTATTCAAAGGCTGGCGTTGGAAAAAAGACAGAAGATATGACATTTGCGATGGACTCTGATTTCTAAAACCTTATAAATACATAGATGACAGATTGTATTGAATGGTATAGGGAACAGATTGGCACATCTGAGTATGATTTTAAATACAATATTCCCTATTATGCCCCTTCATTTTTGATATGTGTTGTTCAATGTATTCTCATAACTTTGGATAATCAAGGCAAAGACATAGCAACTGAATCTAGACAACAAATGATACAGAAAATTTCTGAACATTCCATTCTTAAAGAATCTCTTTTAACAGAAAAGAGGCTAGAAGAAGGAAAATATGAATATGATTTTCAAGTCTTACGAGAACTAGTTAATGTCATGGAAGAAAAATACAATGTTGATTTTAAACATAAGGATATGTTACCGTTATCGTTTGGTTCTTCAACCGAATCTAAGAACAAAATACTCGCTCTTCTTTGGAATTATTGCCCGATGTTTAACAAGACTAGTGACAGACTTGAACTTCTTGTTCGGGAGAAGGTGAAGCGGTAGACAAAATTCGCTTCATAGGCTCTTCCAACCTAACCACTTTATGAACACGAACCATAGACCCAATTTCTGGATGGAACTGAACAAGCATCATCCCTTTGATTTTAATTCCATAATTCTTTTCAAGAATTTCACGATACAGATTCAACTGGAGTGAATAATTCCAGTATTTTGTAATATGTATATCGTCCAATGGTGCCGGCATCATTTTTCCATATGACTTTGGATAATCTAAATATTCATCTTCGTCAGGAATATACCCCCATTTTATGGCATCAAGGTCTACTTGAAGACCGTTTCTAACACGCTTCCAATCTAGAATCCAATACGAACCATCGCGTTCATCTTTACATACTGCATCAATTGTTCCTGCAATCTTCCATTCTTCATCCCATACAACCCACTCACTCCTATATGGTTTTAGGTGAGAATGTGTTAACCAAAATCCCTTCACTTGTTCAGTCTCAATGACAGCTTCAGGATATCTTAATACGGGTTCATCATCACCAAGTTCTGAATCTTCTCTTGGGTTTCTTCTTACAGTGTTGTCTTTCCAAAGAAATCCAAGGAATGTATCGGGAAATGGATCTATATCTGAGGAAGAATCACATACATACACTTCATTGTCTTTTTTTGAATACATAACCAATCTTTTTTCATCAGCAAACTTCACAATCCTTTTTTCAAATAGTAGTTCTTCGCTAGAATGTCTATCTGAACGAAGTTTAAGATGATATTTACGATTCATAGAACGTTCCATTCTTGCGTGAAGAGAAGTTCCCCGTTTGTTTTCGGTTTCCCAAAATGAGATAATCTCATCTTTTGTTTTTTTTGATAAATTATGCGTACCTTCTTTGTATCTACGACTGTTTACAACCATTGAGGCTGCTTTATTTGGATTAAACTTGTCGTGAAATTTAGAAAGAAATTCAGTCACACTTTTCCACCCTTCGATGCTTCCATTAATACGATACTTGTGAGCCTTTTCTTCAAAAGACACACAGGAATCTCTTTGATGTAAATTAATTTTTGATAAAATATCCCATGATTTACGTACTGGCATCTATCAATATATAACACAATAGAATCATATATTAGTTTATTCAATTATCTTAAGTTCTACAATTTCTGCTGAACCAGTAAACAGACTATACGCAAACCCAATAATTGTTGCTAAAAGAATTGAGATTACCCAGAGAGGGAATAAAGTCTGCGTAGGACCCATTCCAAAAGACCTTAACTGCCCTTTAGAGTTATAGCTCAACGAAGGTCTCATAAACACATATGTTGCTATAAGTATGGCATACAACAAGATTGCCAATAACATCTATCATCATTCATCATAATCAATCCCCTCAATTTGTTCCACACCAGCAAATGCTCCATCAACTGCATCGCGTTCCAAAGCATAATCTTCGGCATCTCCATATTCTGTTGTCCGTCTTTCCGGGGCAACATCAGACATCTCTTGTGTAGCCCTTATACTATTTTGAAGAGTGTAGTATTCTGCATTGAACTTTTTAGGATCTCTTGCCACAACTCCTGCGAGATCTAATCCAAGAGCCCGTTTTGCTCTCACAATATTTCGTTCTTCTTTGTCTTTTAATAGTTCCATTTGGAATATAAAGATTTGACGTTCTTTTTCACGATCGTAATTCAACTCTTCTTGAATCTTAGCATCGTCCAGATCTGTATGTTGATATGCTGTGTTACAAAGATTTGTGAATACATCTTTACCATCGTCATTATGAGAAATAATCCCAAGATAAATTTCTATGATATTTAACATAGTTTTATCTTCAACATCCAAAACCGTATTCAAAATTTTGTATATATATTCGTTTGCAATCGTAGGTGGCGTCGGTTTTATAGAATCCAAAATTGTATGAACCAGTTTTCTCATACTTTGTGCTGTTTCTAAATTTTTAACACCGAGTTCGGTCATTGTATTTACGAGAACTCTTACATAATGAAAATATGTTTCTTTACCTGTTAAAAGTGTATACCGACTACCACCCTTCATCGGGTGTGTCGTTTTTGAATATTCAATGGACATTGGAGGTATTCCTTTAAGAAGACCAGATACAACTTCACGCGCTGTATAAATGGGTATATTCAAAGAACCTGATTGATAGGCTTCATACATTTTAGGATATAAGGATTTTTCACAAGATATAGGCTCACCTACCGAACCATATATTCGTATGAGTTGTTCGGTTGCTAAACCCAATGCTTCATGGAATGCAATAAATCCTGAGCGGAGTGCACCGTGGTTATCCTCTTTATATTGGAGACCTCTTGTGATTCTTTTTAGCAAGTTTTCTTTTTTTATTACACCATATTCTTGATCTTCTATATACTCTTCAATCAATGTAACAAGTTTTTCTTTTTCGGTTTCTTTGAAAGAATATTCTTTGAAATCTGGATATTCATCTGTCTTTAGAATTTCTATTTTTTCTTGAGCCGTAGCAACCGATTCAACCTTCATTGGGGGAACACCAAGTAAATCACGGAATTGAGTGGTAGAAACATTTGATTGTGAATGACCTTCTTTAGATTTTCTCAGGGCATAAAAGATTTCACGAAGACGCTCTGAAGAGGTAGTGTGTATCTTTTCTAGAATATTTTTCACCATTGGCTTTCGTATATTCGTAGGCATTCCCGCGTTATTTGCAATCGATTCACCTTCAGTTGTTTTGAGAATTAAATCAATCTTTGATAATGCCGTTTGCGAGGTTTGGAGTAAGTCTGAAAGGGGATGTGGATTATGAGTAATAGGAAGACTTTCCCATTTTCTTGTTATTTTCAAACCCTTTACGATCATTTCATCGTATTCTGGAACTTCTTCAACTTTGATTGAACGAATAATTACGGATGGCGATATTCTTGATATGATTATTGTTCCTTTTTTGAGTTCATTCTTAAAGGGTTTCCCCGAGTCATTTCCCAATTTCATTTTTGCAAGTGCCGTCTGTATCACACGGAATGTTGATTTACGAGATCCTTTAATTTCTTTCTTGATAGAAGACAAAATTACATTTACTGCAAAATCTATGATTCCCAATGAATCCGCCTCGCGCATAGGAACTCTGTAACTCGGTAATGTCTTACTTGCAGGAGGTGGGGTTTTACCTTCAGTATTTTTCAATAATACAGGCGAATCCGTTCGTGTTGCGATGAGAATAAGATACATGGAAATACCTCTTTGAATAATGAAGGAGTTTGTTGTCTTTTTTGGAATAATAACCTCAAAATCACTACTACATATTTTAATTTCAGAACGACTTAAAGGAACGCCGAAAATTACTTCGGCAAACGCAATCGAAGAAATAAAAACCCGTTTATATAATTCTCTCCCACGCACTTCTTTTAAGAATGACGTATCACCAAATCTTCTGCTTAATAATTCATCATCTTCATCGGTATCTGGCATAATCGCAGCACTCTTATCCCCATCTTTGGGAGTCTCTCCGTAATATGCTCCTAACCCAGCCTGATATAACTCAAGATCTATATCTGTGACAAGTTCGTCTTTCATTCTCGCCCGTCTGTATTCTGATTTTGTGATTCTCCCATCATCCTCCCCATCTTCAGGTATCGGCGTGTTATCATAAGAATAACGCTCCATTGTATCTTTAACACGGTCATGAATGAATAAAATCTCGTCTATGATTGGATTTCTCCCAAGATATCTCAACCTATTATCTGAAAGTTTACTCACAGACTCAAGAAGTGTTTCAAGTGAAGCCTTGATTTTTTCAGGGTTTGTACTTATTTCAGGCTGTCGCATTAATAATTCTTTGTCATCTTTCATTTTTGAAAGTTGCCGATATCTTTTATTGAGATGGAGCGTATGTGTGAAAATTTTAGTAGGCTGTCCTTTTGGCTGAATATCGTTTCCTGCAAATACATCTTCATCGTCTTTAATCGCAACCCATTTTTTAGTATCGCCATTCCAACGGAATGCAGCGGTGCGTAAGTATCTTGTAATCAATGCTACATCCCCTGATTCAACGGGTCTTCCGCCATACATTGTTCGTAGCACAAGTTTATCAAAACGCGAACCTTTTATTTTATGAGAATCGGGAAGTGATGCATTCTGTTTCTCATATGATTCGCGAATCTCTTCTAATAGTTTCTCCTTTGGAACACTAACACCAATATCTGGGGGGTTACATATTTCTGTAGCACCTGGTTCAGCAACCCTTGTTGTAAGGTCAAGTTCGCCCCGAGAGTTCATTTCGCCGATTAACTTACTAACAATTTCACGTTTGCGATCACTGTAATACATTTCACGGTCTGGGTCATCATCTAAATGCTCATCCCATAACGGGATATCACTTCCTTTATTGGCGAGTTCAATATCCTTTCTTGAAGAATAATGCTTCGCAATCTTTGGTAATGAACGAAGTTTGGATTCTAAATCTTGAAGTTCCGTTTTAATCTTTGCCATTTCCTCGCGGATTGTTCGTCGTTCTCCCTCCGATTCTTTAACAATAGATAAAATAACCGATTCCATTTTACTATATTCATCTGCCCCCAACATTCCATAAAGAACACTCCCGTGGTCTCCTACTATCTGTATGATACGATGAAGGGCTTCATATTTATTAATAAGACCAAGTGTTTCTGGATAGATTTTTTGTAGTTTATCTGTGCTGGAATATAGCCCCTTTGGATTTATAAAACGTATCTTACCGTCAGTTGTAGTTAGGGATTTCAAAAACCTTCTTGATATTTCACCTAGGTGGGCACTTATCATTTTTCGTTCATGATGCGTATGTATTCCGTGTTTATCAAAACCATATTTTACCCCAATGATACCAATTTCTTCAAGACCTCCATATACCATTTTCTGTTTCATTAATGTTTCAAGATTAGGGCTGATTGCTGCAAGCGTAGTTGTGTCATCTTTAATAATATCTTCTGGAAGAGAAGACATTTTACGAGGGTCTTTTGTTTCAACAAAATCATCGGGGTTTATAATATTAGGAGAAACCCAGGGAGTTTCTTGGAGACGTAGATATATTGGGGCACTTGGGGGGACATAAGAATGTGATGAAAGAATTAATCCTGAAGACGCTATATATCTATCGGCGAGACGGAACGCAGTAATATTAGGATTTTTCATACATTCATTTGGCTGAGATGGAAGAAGAATTCGTTTTCTCATAAAATCTTCACCGTCTTTGTCATACTTATTCTTACTAAAAGGCATTTTTGGTTCAAATACAAACTCTGCCCGTTTTTTTACCTCTTTTCCCTTTCCCTCTGGAATACGAAGATGAGGATTGGAAACACGATTGTATAAGTGATATTCTAATTTCTTTGTAGGTGTATCGCCGCCGGGAATACTTACAGTATCATCTACAATTCCATATGGCCTAGAGTTATCGACTCTAATAACCCATGGAGGAAGTTCCATTTTAGAACGAACCATAATCGGTATTTCTTGTGGTTTTAATATTCGTGTATCTCCCAGTGTATATGTTGTATCACGAATTAAATCAGATATTACTTTTGGATTTTGGTCTTGTTTTGTGCTAAATGACCTTATTGCTCCTACAATTTGACCCGTTATTCTGGTAATATCACGTGTTCCACCGGCGATTGGTATCTCAATCTTTTCTTCAATAACAGGTGTTCGTGTATATACAACTTCAATCCCATCTTGTTTTTCCATTTTTTCCACAAATTCCTGCTTCTCTTTTGTAAGTTGATACTCGGGACCATCTTCGTCAAAGGTAATGTGTTTAAGGAATCCATATGGTGAATACTCACCAATTCCTTGTTGTAAAGGGATTCTAATAGGGGTTTCTGTCGGATCATCAGTCCGCGTAACAA